CAAATTGTAACATAATTGTAACATAAGTACGGCGCGCCAAGTCCGTCAAGGCGCCGCCATTATACCATATTCTTGGAGAGAAGTCAATAGATAAATTGCACAATTTTTTTATTATATCTTTGTACAAGTTGCATAAATTTTAAATTCCACATATTGCATAAAAAAGTGAAAAATATTTGTGCAATATATAGAAAAGTGGAAGCTTATGCTTCCACTTTCACCGCCCGCTTTTCAGGCATCATTTCGTCGTACATTGTAAAATATTCCTTTTCGGTGAGAAAACAAGGATAATTCTCGGATCTCACGTCAAGTGTAATAAAATGGTCGCCGTATTCACTTCTTATTGCTGCAATTGTAGTGAAAATATTGCGAGTGATTGCAAAGTCCAAACCGCCCGCCGAAAACTCAGCTGATACGGACATTGTTTCGGGACATACCCACTTATTAAAGTTAGTAACCACTGAGGCAAAAGCCTCTGTTATTTCCCACATTTCTACCGAGCTAATTGTAACTTTATTATCCATATTGCGCCTCTTTCCGCCCTTTTGGGCTATATTAATATATTTGGGGCACTTAAGGGTGTGCCCCCTACCCTTGTCGTGTCCCCTTAAAGGACACGGGCGTGAATATACTTGCATTCAATGCCATAGTTACCATCGGGGGAGTATATATCATATTCCGCCGTGCGGGGGGCGTGCCTATTAGCATTTACTACCATACCGAGCTTTTCGGCAACCATATCTTCAAAGTGATAAGCGCGAAAATACTTTGTATGGTGGTACTTATCAAAAGCGGACTTATCAAAGTCCCAAGTGTAACCAAGGCAAATGACGTTTACAACGTTATAAGCGGAGTCAACCCTGATATTTCTTCTCATATGTACTCCGTCGTTTTCCATAAAGGAAAAGGCAACATCCGCGAAGTCCTCTACGATAAGAGCATACACCTTATCGTTATGGATGGTCGCGATAGCGAAATCGCTAGCGCGGTAACCGTTGTTAATAGCATTCTTAAGATTTGTTTTTGTTGTCATTTTTTATTTCCTACCTTTAACTTTAGTATCTTGGGGACGTCCCCCTCGATCTGTAACCATTATAGCACTCTGACCAGGGAATACCATGTACAAATTGCACAAAAATTAACCCCGGTTTTGTGAAAATTTTGTACAAATTGCACAAAAAAAACGTAAAATTGTAACACAAATGTAACATTACAAAAATTTTTGAAAATTGTGAACAAAATGTGAATTGTAAATAAATTGTAAACTTTACTTCCAAATTTGGGAATTAAAATTTGTGCAATCTGACAATAAAAAAGTACTTGACATTTTGGTAGGAATGTGGTAAAATATTTCCGGCCCTTTGGGCCGTTGTTGGAAAAATTCTACATTTTGTACAAATCGGGATCAGAAAATTTGTGCAAAAATTTTTTCAAAAAGTACTTGACTTCCTGGAGAGGGTATAGTATAATTTTCGAGGATTGACACTCGTTTTTGGTGTCCTTTTAATTGGACTTCCGACATTAGATTCGAACATTTGTTCTTTTTGTGCAGGTGTACAAAAAAGGATTTTGAATTTTGTGCAAAATGTAGAATTTTTGGGGGTTGACTTTTGGAGGAGAATGTGGTAAAATTTTCGGGGCTTCGCCCCGGCTGGCGAGTCCCAATAATGGGACACCTCAAAATTGTCACAGAATTGTAACATAAATGTCATAAAATTGTAACATAATTGTAACATAAGTACGGCGCGCGAAGTCCGTCAAGGCGCCGCCGCCCGCAAAAGTCAATGGGCATATTGCACAAATATTTGGCGGTATATTTGGGCATATTGCACAAAAATAAAAATTCTACATATTACACAAATATAATACGTAGAATTTATATATATTATATACCATTTATTAACCCCTAATAACACCTCCAATTACTGGTATCATGACCACTATGCAGAAAAGCTGGAACATTACGTTATACCTCCTTTTCATCATATGAAGCAATAACATAAGCTATTGCTTCAAGTGATGCAAATATAATACAAACTACTACTGTAAAGAAAAAAGCCGATATACTCATAAGTAAAACCTCCAAAAGTTTTGCGGTTTTTAAAGAGTTACCGCAAAACTCTTATATGTATCTTTAAATGGTCACTTCGTTACCGAACTTAACCTCATATTTTTTCCCGTTGGCTACAAAGTCACCTTTGCCATGCTCTGCATTGTACTTGTTATGCTTGCCGTTGAAATACTTGCATGCAAGTATTTCAGCATATATTGCTTTATAGCAACGTACTTTATACTTTGCTTTATAAAGCCTTGCCTGCTTCATAAAAGCATCAACGTTGCAAAGTTCTATACAATTGTCATCTATTGACGTAATTGTTTTCGCGATATAACAATCAAGTGCTTCATTATACTTGACAGAGTTTGTACCAAATACAGCAAAGTGAAACATATTGTAGTACGTTTTTGCATATACTTTACCTTCATGGAAAAATACATGAATAATTTCATTGTCCTTATATTCCTTGATTTTTTCAAAAATACGCATATTAAGCCTCCTGATATAAAGCGCGGTTTTAAAGGATAACCGCAAACCTATATGTCTCAATCGTCGTGTTCTTCAAACCATGCGTCAAGATAACAATCATCTTCGCATTCTTCGCAATCATAAGTGTAATGATATCCCTCTTCGCAACCGTCATCCTCTTCAAGCTCATCAAGCCACCTAGAATCGTTAATAGACAACATAATAAATACCTCCAAAAATTTATGATATATTTGCGGTTTTAAAGGATAACCGCAAACCTATTAAAGCTTATAACGTCTATGCGTGTTTCCGTTATAGCACACATAAACAGAATCGCTGTGAACGAAGATATCAACCTTGTCTACGCTGATAATTGTCAAGAAACCCTTATCACTTACCATAGGCCTGACGTCGATATTTCCGTCGTCGATAGCCTTTTCCGTGAAAAGGCTAAGCCATGCAAGAGCCTTGTTCTTGTTAATAGTAGTAGTAGTGTAATTCATAATAAATACCTCCAAAGTTATATATTTGGTGGGCTTTAAGGCGCCCACCGTGCCTCTTATGAATCACTCAGCGATGTTATAAACCCATATAACACGCTTGTTAGCGATATAATCCGTGCGCTCTACGCGGATTCTACCGTCCATGACCGAGATAGTCATGTTGCCATTGCCCACATAGTAGTGAACATATGAGAACGGAGCGAAGTCTCCGTTAGGAGTGTAATAAGGCGTGAACCTAACCTCTGCTTCAACGCTCTCGTTAGCCATGAGTGCGTTAAGCCACTTATTAGCCTTATCCGAAGCGATTTCCTTTGCTCTCAAAACCTGTTCCATTTTGTTTACCTTTACGGACCCTTTGTGGTCCGCCCTTCCTGTTTGATGATTCAATCTTACAACCAAAATCGGACTTTGACAATGACGGAAAATTGCACAAATTGAATGCCTGGTTTTTGTGCATGTTGCACAAGTCCCCTGGGTCCTTTAAATGTGCGCACGTTTATTTAAAGAAACTAACCGTATAGGCGGGCGGGTATTTACGGGATAAAAAAGAACGAATGTTCGAAAATGGTTTCCTCACCCCATTCCCCACACTAAATCTTTCCCAAATCCAAAAGACGAAATCTTTTTTAATATTATTTTCCCTCCCCCTCTCCCCAATTTTCCCTCCCCTCTTGACTTTTCGAAAAATTTTTGTTATAATTATTCTTAGAGAGAGTCCTTAAAGATACCCTCTCCACTAAATTAAAAGAAAGGAGAAATAAAATAATTGTTATTAGATACACATCTAAAAACTTCTGAAGAGCGACTAGCTTACATCAATAACCTCCTCGCCTCTGGCTACGAACCAACAGAAGCAGAATTAGAGTGGATGGCTACCTACTTAACCTACCCTTTGGAAGTAGAAGAACGTAAGGAACGCAAGATTCTAACCCAAAACCGCAAAGTTACTATAGATTCCCACGAAACTTCTTACGACTCCCTCTCTTCTAAATTCGAAGCCGGTGACAACGCCTTAGAAGCCATCTCTCAATCCCGCACTCCACTCAAAGAGCGAATAACTCCACAAAAGCGACCCATAACGCAAAACGAGTTAGATACCGTCCCAGGTCTGCGCGAGGTGCGGGCCAGCGCGCATTTTTGGAAAACTCGCTCAAAATCAACTACAGGACGCTCTGCCTATATCGCAGCTAAAGCCTATAAAGACGATTACGCCCTTCAATAGGTTTTGCGCGATGCCGAATATCCTATCATAACACCTTCGGTTACGTCGAACTACGTGAACAGGGAGCCGCAATATAATTCTAAAGAATGGATCGAGTCCGATGGGACTATCCAATAGGAAGGTTACTCCTTATTATCTAAAGATCTCTGCGCCGTACTATTAAAATATTACATAAAACTTAAAACTAAAAATTGGGGAAAATTTAACGACCTATGGTTTATGATAATGGACTTTGAAAAAGTGCTAGCACAAGCGCTAGAGGATTACCCCGTCTATCGATTTATAGTAGAATGTAAATGGTCTAACCTAAGCAACCAAGAGATAGCAGAAGAAATAGAACTCGAATTCGGTAAACACTACACATCAGAATTTATCTCTACTTGTTTTTGCAACAAAATCCCTAAGCTAATATCTGAAACCTATACCGATAACTTTCTTGACTATTGGTAGACCGAAGTAGAAAAAGGAACCTACAAGACCTGTTCACTTTGCGGCCGGACGCTTCTTGCACATCCCCGATTCTTCAATCGAAATTCGACATCGAACGACGGTTTTTACTCTCAATGTAAGCAGTGCCGCAGCGAGAAAAGGAGGAAGAAATAATGGCTTCTACAGATGCAAGAAAAGTATGTCTACGATGCCACAAAGTCCTCAAAATAACTGACTTTTATCGTTCGCATCGTTTAGACAAATATCCCGATGGTTATGTTGACCTCTGCAAACCCTGCTTTTGCGCCCATGTCGATAACTGGGACCCTGATACTTATGTTCCTCTATTGGAAGAAGTTGATGCACCTTACATCCCTGATGAATGGAATGGACTTCTAAGTCGTTAGGGGCAAGATCCAGAAAAGGTAACTCCCCTTACTATCTTTGGACGTTACCTTTCCAAAATGAAGCTTTCCCAATATAAAGATTATCGCTTCAAAGATTCAGATCACCTCCAAAAGGTAAAGGAAGAGAAAATCCGTTCTACGATGAAGACTCAAGGCAAGTCAGCCTCTGAAATAGATGAAGTAATTGCGGCCTCGGCGGTCGAACCCCCTCCCAAACCCGTTGCCCCTGTAGAGAGTACTGGACCGTCCTTCGCGCAAGATTTAAATGCGGGCCTCGACCTTACTGAAGAAGATATAACCTACCTTAAGGTAAAATGGGGGCCTACCTATCAACCCTATGAATGGGTACAGCTTGAAAAGCTGTACCAAGACTTTCTCAATTCATACGACATTCAATCAGCCGGTCATATCGACACACTTAAAATGATTTGTAAAACGAGTTTAAAAGCTAATCAGCTACTCGATTTAGGCGATATAGACGGCGCTTTGAAAATGACAAAAGCCTATGATACATTGATGCGCTCGGGCAAGTTTACTGCCGCGCAGAATAAGGCTGAGTCTGGTGAATTTGTTGACTCTATTGGTGAAATCGCAATGATGTGTGAGAAGAATGGATTCATCCCCCGTTACTACCAAGATGTACCAAATGATAAGGTAGATTGGGTAATTAAAGATAACCAAAACTACGCTAAGCGTCTTATAACCGAAGAGTCTAATCTTGGTGAAATGTTTGATAAAGCACTTAAACAAATTGAAGAAGATAAAGCTAAAGAAGAAGATGATGAAGTAACAGGATTTGAAGAAGAATTGTTCGCAGATGCGGACGGGGTAGGAGAACTTACCGATGAAGATTTAATTCAATTTAAAGAATTTGAAGAAGAATTAGAAAAAGAAGATAAAAAGAAAATGAGTAATAATTTTGAGAAAGAGGAGAAGAAAATTATAAGAAGGGAGAAGAAATAATGGCTTTGCAAGATATTCTTAGCATAAGTAACCTGAGTGGTGAAAAGAAGCTTGGAATAAGTAAAGAACGTTTTGAAGCCATTGAGCCTGAACTTCGTAAGTATATTGCCTTTTGGAGGGATTAGCCAGATATGTTTATCGACTTCCTCCAAACAGGTGAAAATGGTGAGATTCCGGAGAGTGGCTTAAAGTTCTATTTTTATCAACGAGTATTCTTGCGCGCCTGCCTAAGGTACAAATACACATACTTCGTTTTTCCACGTGCGTCAATGGCGCCCCAAATATTTGGGTAAATTTCTTAAATTGCTGGAAGCCTTTGAAATGGTAATCAGCAGCCAAGCGATTATAAATTAATCGAAGGTTCAACGACTATCCTGAAATAGCTCCCGTGGAATAAAAAATAGGAGCAATAGGAGTAGGGCCAAGCGGTGGGTGAAAATCTCTTAAATCGAAAAAGGAAACTTCTCCAAGGGAAGATGATATAGTCTATTCTTATAGGAAACTATAAGCAGTTCATAAGAGAACGTGCAAGGTGTAGCGAGCCTTGTAGAATATAAAGATTCAAAGAGCTTCTTGACGGTACTAAGCCTTATTATAAAGTGCATCCTCTATCCTGGAGCTAAGTTATTCGTCACATCTGGCGGTAAAGAGCAGTCAGCGAGCATTGTTCGTGAGAAGGTAGAAGAACTTTGCGCGCTGGTGCCGGGCTTGACACGAGAAATTGATTGGCGTAAAGGTAAGACTCGTATAGGTAAAGATCAGGTTATTTATGTCTTTAAGAATGGTTCTTCATTTGATAACGTTCCAGCCAGTGAACGTTCCAGAGGTAAAAGACGTCATGGTGGTGTAGGAGAGGAGTGTGTCGGTATCGACGGTAAAATCCTTTCCGAAGTTATTATCCCTATGATGAACGTTTCTCGTAAGTGCATGGATGGTTCTAAACATGATGAAGAGCCTTTAAATAAATCTCAAGTTTATATTACAACGGCTGGATATAAAAATACTTTTAGTTATACAAAACTTATTCAATACCTTGTTTGGATGGTTACTGAACCAGATAAAGCTTATATCATGGGTGGTACTTGGAGAACTCCTGTTATGATGGGTCTTCAAGATAAAAATTTTATTACTGATATTAAGAAGGATGAAACCTATGATGAAGCATCATTCGAGAGAGAGTATAGAATTTTGTACTCGTTAAATTTTGTAAATTGCTGGAAACCCGCGAAGGTAAACAAACTACAACATAAGATTGAGAATATATCTAAGTGTGACAGTAAGAAAATTGTTTATTATGTGGCAATCAGCAGCCAAGCTCTGAAGAGGAGAAGGTTCAACGACTACTCGCAAGAGGTAAGGGGATAAGAATTTATTGATCCTCTGAAAAACAAAACTTTTGTCGGAATTTCCGACAAAAGATGATATAGTCTGAACTCTATTGAAAGATAGAGCGCGTAAGCGGATAGTAGAATTAATTCGGCTACTATTAAACATATTGGAATCTCGTTGGACTGGAACGGTAGAAGGGTCTTTCTTCAATGGTGAGCACTTTGACCGTGGCCGTATACTCCAAAAGCCAGAATATGAATACTCAGGACGATCCACAGATAGAAGTTATTACCTATTGTCAGTGGACGTTGGTCGTATCAAGTGCGATTCGGTGGTATGCGTCTTCAAGGTAAAACCGCAAGAAGTGGGCGCGCCTATTATTACCTTAGTTAATATGTACGTCCTTAATGATGAGAACCTATTGGACCAGGCAGTAGTTCTTAAAAGGTTATATTATAAATACCACGCTCGAAAGATAGTAATCGATGGTAATGGTCTTGGTCATGGTTTGATCGATGCTATGGTAAAATCTCAAAGTGATCCTGAGACTGGGGCTGAGTACCCCGACTTTGGTATTGAGAATGATAAGGATGGAGAATATAAGAAGTTCCAGACCAAGATAACAGAATTTGATGCTATTTATAATATGAAAGCTAATCCTGCTATTAATACTGAGTGCCACTCTAACGTAGTAACTCAATTGGCGGCAGGTAAAGTAAAATTCTTAATAGATGAAAGAACAGCTAAACAAAAATTGTTAGGTACGAGAATGGGTAAGGAAATGACTCCTGAGCAAAGAAATATATACTTGCGGCCGTAGCAGCTCACGAGCATCCTCAAAGATGAAATGCTTAATCTACGTGAGGAGAACCAAGGCTTAAATATCGTACTTAAGCAAGCAAATAAGTCTATTCAAAAAGATAAATTTTCAAGTTTTGAATATGGACTTTGGTATATTAAACAATCAGAAGGAAAGAAGAAGAAAAAGCGCTTCAATGCAGCAGAGTGGTCTTTTTTTAGTTAATTGGTCAAACCTTATAAATCGTATTAAAACTTTTTTATAATATATAAAGGATATTATGAAAGGAGAAAATTATGGAAGATTTTAAATATATTATATAGATGCATCGTAACAAAATAAATAATAAGGTTTATATAGGTCAGACGCATTTAACTAATATTAATAGGCGCTTTCGAGGCGGTCATGGTTATAAAGGTAGCCCACATTTTTATAAAGCTATTCAAAAATATGGTTGGGATAACTTTGAACATATAATTTTAGAATGTGATATTCCTAAGACTGATGTAAATGAAAGGGAAAAATAGTATATAAAAAAATATCAAGCTACAGATCCTCAATATGGATATAATATACAAGAAGGGGGTCGTTATAAAGTTTCTTATGTAAATTCTACTCATAAAAACAATAAAAGAATAAGATGTAAAGAAACTGGAATAATTTTTGATTCAATAGTTCAAGCCAGTTTGTATTATGGATATTCAAAAGAATTTGCTTCAAATATTAGTAGTCAAGCTAAAGGTTTAAGAAGTTATGCTGGAAAAGATGAGTATGGGAATCCTTTACATTGGGAATTTGTAGATAATATTACAGAGAATAAACCTCCTCTTATTCCCAAAAAAGGAGGGGCTTTACCAGTTAAATGTTTAGAAACTGGTAAAATTTATGATTCTGTTAATGAGGCAGCTAAAGATAGTGGAATGAGTGTTCCCACTATTACTAAAAGTTGTCGTAGTAATGGAGAAATAGGGGTTAGTAAGAATGTTAAAAAAGAATTAAGAGTATATACTCATTGGATTTATATTTAAAAAAAAATTTGGTCAACTTTTTCTAATTCGCCTATTGGTTTTTTTATATTATACATAAGAAGGTTTTATAAAAATGGAAGGAAGGTGAGTACATTTGGAGGCTTCACGAGGAGAAATTACTATTAAAGAAATTTTACAAATGAATGATATAAACTTTAAAGAAGAGTACAGTTTTCCGGATTTGACTTCTCCAAATGGAACTCTACTTCGATTTGATTTTGCAATTTTTGATGATGAAGGAAATTTAGAATTTCTTATTGAATATCAAGGAAGGCAACATTATGAAGCCAGTAGTAAGTTTGGTGGTAAAAAAGGTTTATATCGCCAACAATACAACGACAATTTAAAAAGAAGATAGTGCGGACTGCATGGTCTTATCCTAGTGGAAATACCATAGACTGATGAATGGTTATTAAGCTATGATTAGATTATGAAGAAAGCTGGTATCTTATAAAGGAGGTGGATAAGTGGAAGAAACAAGAGATGTACATGCTAAAGGTTTTGACCTTTTTCGCTTGAAAGATTCACTTCAACAAGCCCCTCTCGACTACAATTCTATAAAAGTAGGAGTTAAGACTCTTAATGACGCAACTCTAGATTTGGGAAGTTTAAAAAAAGTAAATCGAGATTATAGTAATAAGGCTTTTATTTTACAAGCTCTAGCTAACAAGGACTTAGATACATTAAGAGAAATTTCAGACTTCTTTTTTAGAACAAATGGAATTTATCAAAGGATATGTTGCTACTTCGCTACGATGTAGCGCTATGATTGGTATATCGTTCCAGAAATCTATTCCAAAAAGTATAATGAGGATAAAGTTATTGAAGATTTTTATAGCACTTTAACTTACTTAGATGATAGTTACGTTAAGAAGATATGCGGACAGGTTGCATTAAGTGTAATTAAGCATGGATGTTATTATGGTTATGTGTGCGAAGCTGAAACGGGGTTTGTTCTCCAAGAACTACCTATTAAGTATTGCCGCACTAGGTATAATAGAGGCCCGCTACCTGCTATAGAATTTGATTTAAAATGGTTTGATGATACTTTTACTGATCCGGTTTATAGATTACGCATACTTAAAATGTTTCCTAAGGAATTTGAAAAAGGATACAGATTATGGAAAGAAGGTAAACTTATCCAAGACCCTGGTGATTATAGTGGCAGAGCTTGGTATTTACTTGATCAAGGTAGCGTTTGTAAATTTGATTTTGGTTTAGAAAATGGTGATATGCCACTTTTTGCGGCTGCGATTCCTGAACTCTGTGATCTTGACGCAGCACAAGACCTCGACCGCCGCAAACAAATGCAGAAGTTGTTAAAGATTTTAGTTCAGAAACTTCCAAGAGATAAGAATGGTGATTTAATCTTTGATGTTGATGAGGCTAGAGACATTCACAATAATGCAGTTCAAATGTTAAAGAATGCTATCGGTGTTGATGTTTTAACAACCTTTGCGGATATTCAGTCTATTGACGTATCTGATGATAATACTTCAGCTTCTACAGATGACTTGGAGAGAGTAGAGCGCTCTGTTTACAATGCTTTTGGTGTTCCAAATAGTATTTTTAATTCAGAAGGCAATATAGCTCTTTCTAACTCCATCTTAAATGATGAAGCGTATATTAGAACTATGGTTCTACAATTTGGTACTTTCTGGGACCGCTTGGTTCGTACTAGAACCAAACGTCGTGGTGGAAAGAAATATAATTTTAGATTATTTATGCTAGAAACAACACAATATAATTATCAACAGCTTTCTAAGTTGTATAAAGAACAAACCCAAATTGGTTTCTCGAAGTGCTTACCTCAGATTGCTCTTGGTCATTCACAATCTGCTATTATGCACACTATCACATTTGAGAATGAAGTTCTTAACTTACCTGCTATTATGATACCTCCTCTCATGAGTAGTACAATGAATATTGATACTATTAAAGAAGTAGGGTCTAAGGGCACGAAGTTGATGGATGATAGTAGTAATGAAGGGGCTGGTCGTCCTGAGAAGGATGATACAGAAAAGAGTGATAAGACTATAGCCAACAGAGAGAGCTTAGGAATGGGATAAGGAGGAAATAAATGAAACATATTAGTATTAAGCTAAATACTCCTTGCGAATTCATAGATGTTGTTCCGATAAATCCACTCATAAGTAAATGTCAAATAAAGGTCTGTTACGTTGGGGATACCCCCAACCGTAACGGATCTGTTATTACGAAAGAGGTTGCGCGCGAGCTGGCTAATAGTCTCCCCGGATCTCCGATCGTGGGCCGTTACTTACCCGAAAAGCAAGACTTTGAAGAGCATAGTCGAGATATGGTCATTGAAGATGGGGAGTTGATTTTTAAGGATTTAACTCAACCTTATGGATTTGTAGATTTGGGAGCTAAGGTTTGGTTCCAAAAATTCTCCGATGATGGAGAAGAGCACGAGTATCTTATGACCGAAGGTTATATTTGGACTGGTAGATACCCAGAAGCACAAAGGATTATAGAAAAAGGTAATAATCAATCTATGGAACTTGATCCAAAATCTGTTAATGGAGTTTGGTCAAAAGATGATAATGATTATTATGAATTTTTTATAATAAATGAAGCAGTAATATCCGCTTTATGTATTTTAGGAGAGGATGTTGAACCTTGTTTTGAGGGTGCTTCAATAGGAAAAGTTCAGTTCTCTTTAGAGGACGATTTTAAAACAAAATTATTCTCTATGATGAATGAAATAAAAGAAATTCTAAGCAAAGGAGGAGAACCAGTGAACGAGAACGAAGTAATTGAAGAAAATATTCAGGAAGTTTCTGAAGAAGAAACAGTCGTCGAAGCTAACGACGCTTCAGTTGAAGCCATTGTAGAAGGAGCTACTGAGGAATTCACAGTAGTAGAAGATGATGACGACAAGGAAGAAGAGATTTGTCCTGAGTGCGGCAAGCCGCTCGATGAATGCGAGTGCGGCGAAGAGGAAGAAAAGAAATATTCTCTCGAAGAAATTCCTGAGTATGTTGAACTTTCTGAGAAATTCTCTGCCCTTCAAGCTCAGAATGAGGAACTTCAGAATGAATTAAACTCTTTAAAAGAGTTTAAGCTACAAGTTGAGCGTACAGAAAAGCAAGCCATGATAGATAAATTCTATATGCTTTCTGACGAAGATAAGAGTGATGTTATTACCAATATTGATTCTTATACTCTTGGAGATATCGAAGCTAAGCTTTGTGTTATTTGCTTTAGGAAAGGCGTAAGCTTTGGTGCCGAAGAAGAGAAGAAAGAAACTGAGGTAACAACATATAATCTAGACTACGACAATGCTACACCGGCTTGGATTAAAGCGGTTGAACAGCGTAGCAAGTAATAATTAACAAAAGGAGGAAACTTAAAAAATGGCTAAAACAAGATTAAGTAATGCTACTTATGTTGAGCGCGGCTACGGTCAAGTTGAGCCTAACCACCTTTCTGCTCAAAGAAATGGTCAGGTTTATGCTCAGTTACCTGCTAAGTCTGATATTAATATGCTTGAGAACGGTCAGTTCGTTAAGTATGATTATGCAGCTGGTGTGGTAGACTTTACCGGAGCAGGCGATTGGATGCTCGTTTACAACGAGGTTAAGGTTTACAGAGAGGGAGAGGGCGACGCAGATTTCGCTATGATTAAGTCTAATTATGCAGCTGCTGTTTATAGCCCTGTTAATGGTAGTTCCGCTACTGCTGCTCAGGCTCGTAATTATTCTGGTGTTGTAACACCCGCTGATCCTTATGAGCCCGATAGCACAGCTAACCCTTTCTCTATCACAAAGTATTCTCAGCCTATGGCAATGCCTACAGGCACGACAATGGTACCTAGAGTATTCGCTACTCATGTTGGTGACATTATGACAACAAACACAATTAAGGAAACAACTCTCGCTCTTGGTGATGCTTTAACTATCGGTGCAGATGGTTATCTCACAAAGACAGGTGCTACTGCCGCTACTAAGGATAAGTGGTTAGTAGTTAAGGTTTACACAATGCCCGATGGACAAAAGGGTGTTAAGATTCAGAGAGTCGCATAATAAGGAAAGGAGGAAAAGATAATGGCTTTAGATAAAACTAATTTAATTGCACTTGCTATGGCTGCATCAAAGGCTTCTCCTTCTGCTCCCGTGGCTTACAGCTATGAAGGCAAGGATTTTTCCTATGCTGAGCTTAATGATACACTCTATGCTGAGATGAGTGAACTCGCTAAGGACAATCGTTCTTATCGTGAGAATAAGAACACTATCTTCTCTATTATTGAGACAGTTATTGATAATGTTCTTCCTAAGAGAGTTCAAGGTCTTTACGAGTCTTTCGCAGAGATTAAGAATGTTGCTCAGGGTGATAAGCCCTTATTCCGTAGGAAGATTAATAATCGTTTAAGAGCTAAGCAGTTCGTAACGAGAGTTGGTCTTGCTGGTAGATACGAAGTTTGGAAGATGGCTGGTGGAGAGAGCTTTGAGGTTCCTACATCTGCTATTGGTGGCGCTATTCAGATCGGTTTCGAGGAGTTCCTTGATGGCCGTGTTGATTGGGCTGAGATGCTTAACATCATCCTTGAGGGTATGGATGATCTTATTGCTTTCGAGATTGAGGCTGCTCTTAAGGCTGCTGTAACACAGCTTCCTGCTAACAATGTGGTTGCTACTGCCGGTTTTGACGAGGCTGCTTTCGATAAGCTCGTTAATATTGCTAAGTCCTATGGTGATGTTACAATCTATTGCTTCGACGAGTTCGCTACAAAGATGATCCCTGCTGAGGCTTGGAGATATTCTGATAACATGAAGGAGCAGGTATGGACCTCTGGTCACCTTCAGGGTTATAAGGGTAATAGAGTTGTTATTCTTGGTAACTCTGTTACAGATGAGACAAATAGCGAGAAGGCTCTTGATCCTTCCTACTGCTGGATTATCCCTAATGGTGGTGATTCCAAGCCCGTTAAGGTAGTTATCGAGGGTGATACTTGCGTAAAAGAGAATGAGTCCAATGATGACTGGAGCCGTGACCTTCACATTTATAAGAAGGTTGGCGTTGCAGCTCTTCTTGCTAACGATGTATGCTCTTACAGAGATACAACACTTTCTAAGGCAATTGGTAGCTGGAACTTCAAGGCTGACATCACATTCCCTATTATTGATGCTACACCAGAACCCTAATCATAATTAATACATAATTGACTCGGGGCGTGGGAACGCCTGCGCCCCGAGATTTTTCTAAGAGATAAAGGAGATAGTAAAATGGAAGATAAAAATAGAAAGGTATCTGTTAAGAATCGTAGTAGTGCGGTTGTTATCATTAATATACCCAATAGACACATTAGAGTAGAGTTGCAGCCTGGTCAGACAATTAATACATTGAGCTTTGCCGATGTAGAAGAGTTTTCTTATCAGCCAGGTGGTGATACGTTACTTAGAGAGTACTTACAGTTGGCTGAGTCTGAGATTAAAGAACTTCCTCTCGGTGAGCCTGAGCAGGAGTATTACTATTCTGAAGAAGATGTAAAGAGATTACTTACAGAGGGTTCGATTGATGAATTCCTTGATTGTCTTGATTTTGCTCCTACTGGAGTTATTGATTTAATCAAGAAGTTTGCAGTTTCTCTTCCTCTTACTGATACTCGTAAACTTGCCGCCATTAAGGAGAAGACTGGATTCGACGCGGCTGCTGCTATTCAGCATGAGCAAGAATCTAAGGAAGCCGGCGAGACTGAGGCAGCTCCTAAGCGCAGAGTAACAACAGCAGCTGCTACTCCTACAAAGACTCGTAGAGTAGTTAAGTAAATTATTTAAGAAGGGAGTGCATTATGGCTACCAGTTTTACAAAAGTGTATAGTGCTTTCCTTGATCAGATTACAGATGATTTGTAGATGGAATTAACACCGGAAGATACCATTAAAGATTTACAACATCTTTTAATAAATGGTATTCCAGAGTTTGAATTTCCTCGTAAAGTTTTAACAGATTATACTATAGCAACTGAAGTTATTGATGAAAAAGATTTAACTGAAGATGATTTTGTTATTGGTGTTATTTGGAATGAAATAGAGGAAGAGGAACCAACAGTAGCCAAGGTTATTGTTGAGCGGAGCACTTTCGCGGCCGACCTCACCCCCGAGGAGATTTATATCTTAGCTTTGATAATGAAATGCGGCTGGCTCCAACGCCAAGTCACCTCTATAGAGAATACTCGTATGAAGTATTCAGGTAGTGATTTTAAAATGACTTCTCAGGCCAACCACTTAGCGAAGCTTCTTACCTTACTTACAGAGTGTCAACGTCAATCTTTTCACATGCAACGTTTATATAAGCGCCGCAAGGTGGACGACTCTGGCACAATCAGCTCCAACTGGGGTGTGTTAAGGGAGGTAAGTGCTCTTGATGACTAAATATGGTTTTGAGGTTTCATTAGACTACGGAATTCGTCGCTTAACTAATCACCTTTAGAAGCTTATTCCAATGCGTGAAAATCAAGAGAACTATATTTTACAATTAGAAACGGTTATAAATGAGATAGTTGGTTTAAATGAGATATTCTCCCATGAGAACAACTATCTCATTTTATTAGCTAAACTTGAAGGGTTACTTCATTCAGATAGCTCTTTTGAATTTTACAGAAAAACGGTGTTTGAGTGTATTTCATTAGTAGGAGGGTTGGCAAATGAACAATAATATACCTTATCCGAGAGGACTCCAAGGAATGGCCGCCCGCCTCAATCAACATGGTGGTTTTCCGCAACAAGATAGAATGATAAAGGATAAAAGAAGAACTTTAGATAGGGCAGTACTTTATTCTTATCAAGGAGCAAAAATACAGAAAATAGATAGTGATGAAGTTTGTAGAGCTTTAGTTAATCCTAATAAATTAACTATGGACTATGATAACAAGATTCTCTCTGTTGGCTATGAATTTAATTACAAGCCAGGGGATGTATTTAAATGGTTGAATACTGATACCTATTGGATAGTTTACTTACAAGACTTAACGGAGTTAGCTTATTTCCGAGGCGATATTAGAAAATGTCGCTATACTATTTCTTGGAAAAATGAAGAGGGCGATGTATGTAAAACATAGGCGGCTGTTAGAGGACCTGTTGAAACAAAGATTAATTACATACAAAAAAGTGGAGTGAGTGTTGATACACCTAACCACTCTTTAAATATAATTTTACCTAAAAATAAAGATACTTTAGCTTACTTTAAAAGATATAAGAAATTTTATTTACGTACTCTAGAAGAAAATGAAGAGGATATATGCTGGCGTATAGAGGGCTTCGATACTATTAGTACTCCTGGCATTATAGAAATTAATGCGGTTGAATATTATTCAAATGAGGCACAGGATGATTTGTACAATGGAATCGCAGGAGGATTGATTGTGGACCCTGTTGCTCCAGAGCCTGCTTCTGAATTAATTGTTGGAGAGAATTTTATAAAGCCTAAAGTGTCTTATACATATTATTATGAAGGTGAAGAAGAATCAGAATGGGAGATTATCAGTGAAAATAAAACCATTCAATATAAGAAAGATGGTAAGGCTTTAACCATTAAATGGATGCAGAGTTATAGTGGTCAAATCACTTTAAAATATGGCTCGGCTGAACGAGTTATTGTCATTGACTCCCTATTCTAAAAGAGATAAAGGAGATAAAAATGAAAATAAACAATTATCGTTAGCCGGAGTCAAGCTTCCTTTCGGTAGATAAAGATATGGACATTATCATTGGCTGGATGCTAAAGAACCAGCGTTTTGCCAAAATGTTATATTATACAGAAAAGGATGCTTTAAAAAAGCCAGATTTGACAGAGGAACAGTTGGTAAGCCTAATGGGTAAAAATTTTAAAAAGGTTCCTAAACTTTATATTGATGGCTCAGTTTTAAATTATATTATTTTGAGCTTTGATGATTTTACTCCTTGTAGTAATCCACAGTTTAGAGATAATACAATTATCTTTGATATTATTTGTCATTTTGACCAGTGGGAACTTTTAGACAACCAACTTAGACCTTATCGTCTCGCCGCCGAAATCGATAGCACTTTTAACAACAGACATTTAACAGGAATAGGAAAGACTGAGTTTTTGGGTATGAAGCAGATTATCTTGAATGATGAATTTGCGGGCTTGACGCTCATGTACGCGGTACATCACGGTGGTGAAGATAAGTACCAGATGCCCAATCCTGCTGACCAGGCGCAATTTGAAGAAGATTTTGATAATTTATTTAATGACTTTAAATAATGGCGTTTGACTATAGGTTGGCCTTGGCCGCAGGTTTAGATATTCCAATACCAGAATGTCAAATAGTAGTACATCAACCAAGAGTAAAAGAAATTGGTATGATGGGTGAGAACGATTTCAACGTGGGCGCGCAGATACTTTGTATCGACAAAGATAGTTTTAAGGAAGGTCAACAACTTCCTGACGAAGTTAAAAATTTTAATTTACTAATGTCATTTATTAATGAGAAAGAGGCCGCAGACAAAAAACAGACGGTTAAAGCTGTTCTCGCATTAGTATTACCGGATTATCAAATTATTCTAACTCCAAGGTCAATTCTTTGTAATAAGGATAATGAAAATTTGATAATAGATGAAGGGAATTTTGATAATTTCCAAAAAATATTAAAGAAGATATTTTAGTTAGATAGGAAACAAAAGGACGAAGAGGGAGAAATCCATGAGGTCTATAACCCTGCTAATGAGAAAGCTAAACAAATAGCTGAGAAGATTTATAAAGGTCGTAAAAAATTAGCAGAGCTTAGGTCTTCACAGAATCCTGATGATTCCGCCCTAGCTAGATATTTTTCAATACTTGCTATTGGATTAGGTTATACAAGTGATGAACTTAATGACTTAACCCTTTTTCAAATAAATGATTTATTCGAGAGGTTCAGTTTGAAGATGAAGTAGGATATGGACGTTTCCATAAGACTCGCTGGGGGCAAGCCAGAAGAGCAGCCTGATCATTGGATGGGACCTCTACACTAATTAAAAAGGAGGAAAAAAGACACATGAGATACGGAATTCGTGAGATTTGCGATGTTGTATTTAAAGCAAAAGGTGTTCAAAAGGTTGGTAACAGAATCTTTTACAAAGATGAGCCTATCATGTATTTTGACACACTGAAGACTTCTTCTCTTGAAGCTGCTTCTGCTTCTGTTTATGCTCAAGGTGGACGTGGTAATCCTAGACTTATTGCTTGGGATGGTGACCGTACTTTAACTTTTAACATGGAGGATGCTCTTATTAGTTCCGAGGGTCTTCAGATTCTCTCTGGAGCTGGTTTAATGGAGGCTTCTACTAAGAACACTATTAAGGTTCACTCTACTTCTCAGCTTGCTGGTAACGATGTAAAGGTTACTACAGCTAATGGTAAGGTAACTGGTGTTACTATCTACCTTCCTGTTAAGCCCTACTGGCCCACATTTACAGATTCTACAGATAATACTGAGAAATATGTTGCTACTGGCGACTATATTTATGTATTCCCTCTTGATGAGTATGGTGAGGTTTATACAGAGCCTTTCATTCCCGATGTAGGTGGCAAGGCAGTAAAGGCCGGAACTTCTATAGCTATCTCTGACCCTATCGTTCCTGTTAAGTGGGACGACGAGAATGGCTATGTTCTTGCTACTGGTTCTGATAAGATTGATGCTTATCAGTTAAAGCTTAAGGCTACTGATGACCTTGATGCTACTTCTTATGCTACAAATAGTGCTCCTGTATTTGGTGACGACATTCCTAGTGGTAAGCTTTTCAAGGCAGTTCAGGGTGAGAACGTTGTTCTTATTGACTACTATGTTGAGAAGGCTTCTGGCGCTCAGCAAATCGAGATTACTGCTGATAAGTTTGGTGGTACTTACTACATTGAGGGTGACACACTCTTCAGAACTCAGCAAGGTCTTGATATGCCTGCTGAATTCATAATTCCTAACGGAAAGATTCAGTCTAACTTCACATTCTCTATGGCCGCTACTGGTGATCCTTCTACATTCACATTCACAGTAGACGCTATGCCGGACTACACAAGATTCGACAAGACTAAGAAAGTTCTTGCCGCTATTCAGATCGTTCAAGATGGCGCTGTATCTGAGGCCGCTCGTGAGAGAACCTATACAGCATTCCCTGATGGCGATCCTAGCAGCCTTTAATCTATGAGAGTTAAAAGCAATCAGGCTTATTTAAATACCAAGCCTAATTTTCCTGTAAAGGAAGAAAAGAAGACTCAGCCTATTGTAGAAGAGGTTGAGGATAAAGAACTTGTTAATCCGGACGATGGTGAAGGCGAAGGTTAATTAAAGGTCGGGGAGACTTAAATGTCTCCCCGATTTTTTTATATAAACTTTTATATAAAGTTTAGATTTTATATAAAAGTTTATATAAAAAGAAAGGAGGTAAAGGAGAATGGCAAGTGGTATAGGACATTATATTCATTTTTAGGCTGCCAACTATTTAAAACATGGAATAAATGACCCAAAAGATAGTCAAGGGTATAGATCTAGATATCAAGATTTATATGAAATTCATGAAGAAATAAAAACTAATAGCTCTTACAAAGGGCAAGGTAAAAAAGCTTAGGAATTAGAGCAAAAATTAAATTCTTTTTACACAGAACCGCATACCCTACCAAGTGGAGAAAACTATGATGAAGAGTTAAAAAAATATTTGCTAGGTGTAATAGGTAATGTTACTGATAATATTACTTTAGATATAGGTAGGTTAGAGGCTAATTATAACACTCCAGACCTATACTTGTAGAGAGGTAAAGGTGCAGACAAATTAATGACAGATGTATTAAAACAGCAATCTACCATTAAAGTTTCTACTTTGTCGAGAAATTTGAAAGAGTTAAAGCAGGTTTTAATAAATTTGACTAAAAGTCCTATGATGGATAAAAATAGCTTATTGTATTCTGGTGAACTTGACAAAAGATATGAAAAAGCAGTTGCTGCATTTAATAAAGTATCTTATGAAATTTATAGAGCTGATGGAGAGCTACGCACAGAAGCTAGAATGGGTACTATGGGAGGAGGAGCTGGAAAAACATTTAGCTTAGATAAAACAAAAGGTAAATATGCTGGAATTATTAAAAATTTCCAAGAAGCCTATATGGAATTAAGACAATATATGCTTCAGGTTCAATCTATGATAGAAGGTAAACTGGGAGAATATGGAATAGCGGGAATTTTAGCAGCACTAGAGTGTACCACCTTGAAAGATCTTAAGGACGTTTTAGGACAATTGCAATTGGGCAAAACTTCTAAAAATAATTCTATAGCAGTAACAGGTGATGTAAGTAGTCGTAAAGTCTTGCTTCAGTCTAATTTATATATAGGTACTGGAGGGACTGAAAAGGATGCAAAAAATTTTATAAATGAGTTAAATAAGGCACAGAGTAAAAGCGAAGCTAAGTTTGCTAGATATGCCACTGAAGTTGACAAAGATGGCAACATAGTAGCGGCCACCAAAACACAAGATAAAGTAGATTTAACTTTTACTTTTCGTGATGATGATGAAAATTATAATCTATCTATTAAAAATTATAATTTTGATTCTTTTAATACAATTACTTTACATACAGGTAATTTATTGCGTTTAATTCAAGATTATCATGTTTTTATTAATCATTTATTAAATATATTTCCTGAAAGATCTCCTCAAGAAGGTAATAATGCTAATTTGTCCGGCTATGCTACTGTAGCAGAAAGAATTTTAAAAGAATTGATCGCTTATAAAGGTTTAACTGGTGGAGTAAATGCAATGATGAGTGATGGTTCTATACAAAAAACGGCTGAAGTCAATTAGTTCGTAGTGAACCAAAGAACAAAAAATAAGGTGCGGTTTAAGGTTTATGATATAAAAAGTCTTATGTCAACTTTATTACGAGATTCTGATTTGATTAATGTTAATTATACTAAAAAGTTAAATAGTATACCAAACCATTATGAAGAAGATGAAGGAAAAAGAGATATGAGTTTAGCTTATAAAAGGGCTAGAAAAATGGTAGTAGAGTTCGCTCGAATAGGTATTACGGCAAAAATCAAAAAAGAAGCCTTACGTTGACAAATAAAAAATTTTATGTTATAATATATGTATATAATATGAGTTAAAGGAGGTCATAATAATGACATTTGAAATTACCAATAACCTTCCAGAAGATAAGATTATCACAGTCGATGGTCAAGAGATTACAGTTAGACAGTACGTCCCCATCGCGGAAAAGCTAGAGGCTATACAGTCTATCCTTAGCCTTTGCTTAAACTCCGAAACAGGTCTTTATCTTCCTGGTCATGTAACAGTATTTAAGTATCTGTATCAGTTCTATCTCTATACGGATATTGAGTTTAAGCCAGAAGATAAGGATAACCCTATGGCATTGTATGATGCACTATACAATAGTCCTCTGGCCGCGCACGTTATAGCTGCTCTTCCCATTGCAGACATTTCTGATTTCAATGTCCTTTTGGAAGATTTTATCGCTCAATTTGAGATGTATCAAACCTCAGCTTATGGAATTCTTGATAGCCTAAGCAAGGATTATAAAAATCTTAATTTTGATATTGATGAACTTCAGAAGAAGCTTACCAATAAGGAAAATATTAAGTTGGTGGATGAAATTGTAACGAAGTTGGGCTAAAATAACTAATTTTCTATATTGATTTTTTAAATTATATAGAAGTAGATAAAAACATATAACCCCTCTACTTTAAAATGAAGTAGAGGGGTTTTTCTTTTTATAAAAACCGGAGAGAAAGGAGATAGTAAATGGCAAAACAATTAAATATTAGTTTAAATATTCAAGCTAATACCGAACAAGCGAAGCGCGAGATGGCTATTCTGCAAAAACAGCTAGAAAAATTAACTACTAGTCAATTTGGCACTGGTTTTGGAAGTGATTTTACCAAAAATATAACAAAAGCCAAAGGCGAAGTCGCTGATTTGCAAGCTAAATTACAAGCAGCTTTTAATGTTAATACAGGTAAGTTGGATTTTACCAAATTTAATGCCAGTATTACTGCTAGTGGAAAAAGTTTAAGTAATTATGCTGCAACTTTAACAAGTTTAGGCCCAGAAGGTGAGAAAGCTTTCATGCAACTCACTAGAGCTGTGGCGCAATCCGAGATACCAGTAGTAAGGGTTAATAAGCTGTTTAAAGAGCTTGGTACCACACTCATGAATACAGCTCGCTGGCAGATTTCTTCCAGTATATTGCACGGCTTCATGGGGGCTTTGCAGACAGCTTATGGTTATGCGCAAGATTTAAACCGAAGCTTAAATGATATTCGTATAGTAACTGGTTATAGTGCCAATGCTATGGCAGATTTCGCAGAGCGTGCTAACAAAGCCGCGCAAGCTCTTAGCACTTCGACTACGGCATATACCGATGCTGCTTTGATATTCTATCAGCAAGGTTTAAGTGATGAGCAGGTGGAAGCTCGTACTAATGCTACCATTAAGATGGCTAATGTAACGGGTGAAAACGCTGAGCACGTGTCTTCTTATATGACTGCCATTTGGAACAACTTTGACGATGGTTCCAAGAGTCTTGAATATTATGCAGACGTTATGACAGAACTCGGTGCGCGCACTGCTGCTTCGTCCGAGGAAATTGCCGAAGGTATGGAGAAATTCGCCGCCGTAGGTAATACCGTAGGATTAAGCTATGAATACGCGGCTGCCGCTGTAACAACGGTTGTAGACAAGACAAGACAGTCCGCCGATATTGTAGGTACTTCGTTTAAAACTTTATTCGCTCGTTTAGAAGGTTTGAAATTGGGCGAAACCTTAGACGACGGTACAACATTAAATAAATATTCACAAGCTTTGGCTGCTGTTGGTGTTAATATCAAAGACCAGAATGGCGAACTTAAGGCTATGGACCAAATCTTGGATGAGATGGGTGCAAAATGGAATACCTTATCCAACGAGCAACAAGTAGCTTTGGCACAGACTGTTGGTGGTGTAAGGCAGTATACACAGCTTATTGCTTTGATGGAACATTATGACGCTTTCCAACAGAACGTACAATATGCGCGTGAGTCTGAAGGAACTCTCCAACAGCAACAAAACATTTATGCTCAATCTTGGGAGGCTTCTACTGATAGAGTTAGAGCTGCTTGGGAGGCACTTTATCAAGATATTATAAAAGATAATTTCTTTATTGAATTAAATAATGGTTTAGCCGATTTCCTAGGAGGAATAGATAAACTTGTAGATTCCCTTGGGGGAGTAAAGGGTGTACTTACAGTTCTTGCTCCAGTCTTTTGGAAGATGTTTGGTGATACTGCCATTAGGAGTGTCAAAGATTTAGCCTATTCTGTTAGAATGATGTTCCCTAGGCAGAGAGAGAAAGCAGAAAAAGAAAGAACTAAGTTCTTGGCGGGGGCGCAGGAAGAGGTAGCCGCACGTTATAGAAGTAGAGGCGATGAAACGGGCGCGGTTGCTTTTGAAACCCAGCAAAAGAATACTGAGTTACTGGCCCGCATGAAGGGTAAAGTAAATGAAGCTGACTATCGTAGTTTAGAGATACAGAATGAGCAAAATGAAGCATTAACTCAATCCATTCGTAAGCGGGAAGAAGAATTAGCCTTAGCAGAAAAAAAGGAAGAGGCCGCTAAGAAAGAGTTAAATCTAGCCGCTACAACTCAGGTAAAAAATCTAGTTGGAAGTGGAGTGCTTAATAAGCTAACAGGCCAAGATGTTAATCAACTTAAAAGCGTAAAACAAGTTTATACATTTTCACAAGGTGCTGATGCTTTTGGAGAAGTAACGGGAGATGCTACTTCTTAGGCTACTAGAGTAAAAGACTGGTTGGCTAATAATAAAGAAGTTATCGGCGGAGATCCTCTTACTGAAAAAATACAAGCAAAGATAGAAGAAGTTTTAAACGCTGATGAAGAAAAAGCACAGCAAAAAGCAATAGAACTTGCGCAAATATTTTCTCTTGAACCCGGATCTCCTTTGGGCGATTTTATAAGTAATAAACAAAAATATTTAAATAACTTAATTAAAGAGGCTTATCAAAAGCAACTTCAGGATGAGCGAGAATCAGCTTTAGAGTTATTCAAAGAGGAAGCTAAGAAGAAAGGTTTTACAACTGTAGAGATTAAAGAGGCTGAATCTCTAGAAGCCGCTGAAGAGGCTATGGAAACTTTTGATGATAGTAAAGAAAAAAAAGAACTTATAAATAATCTTAAAATACTTAAAACAGAGGCAGAAAACTCTGCCAAAGAATGGATAGAGGATATTTATGGTGATTATTAGGATGCGGCAACAGAAGCTGGAATACGAGCAGGTGAGTCTACAAAATTAAGACAAGATATACAACAAGGGCGAGATGAATTAGAACAAAATTCAAATGCAATGGCGGAAACAGCTGCTTCAATGGAATTAAGAGAAGCGCTTAATAATGCTCCGACCCAAATTTTTAATAATTTAACTCAATCAGTTATGGGGCTTACTGCTGCTTATACACAACTTACTAGTATAGCCAATATTTGGCAGCAATAGGAAGAAGGAGAAATTAGTATCGGTCAGGCTTTGGCCCAAACTTTTACAATTATAGTTTCTTTAGTGCCAACTGTTATTTCCGTCCTTAAAAGCTTTCAACAGATAAATGAAATTAATAATTTATTAACACAAAAAGACACTATTAACAAAACAATTAATACAGTGGCCACTGAAGCTAATGCTGCCGCCATCGCAGGTAATACTGTTATTACTGAAGGTAATACTATAGCTAAAGAAAAAAATATTGTAGTCACTAAAGCATTAATTATAACTAGTAGTCTTTTGGCGATTGAATTAATTGGACTTGCTGCTGCTTATTAGGCATTAAAAAAAGCTTCTGAGGCAGCAGAAGAAGAAGCAAAAAATTTCCACCAAAAAGCAGAGGATATAAAAGCTTGGAGAGAAGAAAATAAAGCTATCCTTGAACAAATAGAAGCTTTTAAGGATTTAGAGAATAGATATGAGAAAGGTATCTCTTCAAGAGAAGAATATAATCAATCTATTTTAGAAACTGCCGAAGCTCTTGGAATAGAAAATGCACGAATTTTAGCAAATAATGATGCTTATGGTTTATTACAAGATCAAATAGAAGCTGAAGCTGAAGAACGTAAAAAGCAACAGCGTGAAAATAATCAATCAGAAACTTATTCTCTTGTTGGGCAATTCAACATGGGAGTTAAATCTAAAGATTTTATTACTCAAACTTTAAATGATTAGTTTGGTAATCGATCTGGAGATAATTTTAGTTATTTTACAGCTAATCGCAATGGTCTTTTAAACTCTACCAATGCTTATGAGTCTAAATTCTTGACAGATTTAGAGGCTTTAGGTCTGTCTGGTATAACTGTAGGATCTAATGGTTTTGATATTAATACCGATTGGATGACTACTCAAGAATTTTCTAAGTAGGTCGATTTTATAGCTGAAGCTATTAATAATCCGGAGTATGGTGGAACAAATAATGATTTATTAAAAACTTTAGGCGCTAGTATTGATGATTGGGGAGCCTATTCTCAGCAAGTTGCTGAGGCATTGGATGAAGAATTAGCGATAACAACTGAAGATATTATTGCGGCTAATGCTTATGGTTTAACTGATGACACTACTATAGGTAAATTTGTTACAGACTTAAGCACAATGGTTGAAGCTTATGCTGAAAACTATTTTGGTGGAGATAAAGAACTCGCAGAGCAATATATTTCTGCTGGAATGGCTCAGTATGGCGGAGAGGCATATAATCAATAGAATATTTTAAAATCTGCAACTCAATTATATGGTGGTTCAGTTACTGAATTGGCTAATAAAATTAGTCAGTATTCTGAAGCAGATCAAGAAACTATTTTTAATGCTTTAAAGAAATAGCCTGAAATAGCTATGGCCGCTTTAACCTCATCAACAGTAAATACGATAGATTTTATAGAAACTACTGTTAATGGAATAGATATTACTAATTTTGAATCTTCTTTTAGAAGAATTCAAGGTATTCTTGATGAGTTAAGTTTTGGTGCTACTTATACAGCCGATGATATGGATAAATTAGTTAAGAAACTTTATGGAGAAAATGGTATACCAACTCTTGAAGATTTCTTAGAAGAATTTCCTGGTTTATTTACGGAAATGGCTGATGGTGTATATGTAGTTACTGGTAATATTTTAGAAGCACAAGAACAAATATTTGAAAAAACTGCTAATGATGCTTATGCTGTTTTTGAGAAAGTCAATAATACAGATTATGATCAATTAGTGAATGATCTTACTGGTGGTTTAAGTTTAGAAGAATATATAACAGAACAAACAGAAAATAAAACTAACGCAGAAGCTTTAATAGAAATGTTAAATACAACATTAGAAAATGATAAAGATTTAGGATTTAGTGCTTATGATGCGGCTCGTGCATCTACTTAGGGATATAATTTAGATAGGGGATCTAATAAAGTTGCTAGTGTTAGTATAGATTATTGGAATGAAGTTGCTGGAGTTACAAGCGAAGAATTAAAACAGTATTATAGTGACTTTTTAAATTCAGATTTTAATAAAAATATTTATTCACAAGAAGATGCTATTAATGCTTTTCAAAGCTATTTAGAATCTTATTCTCAGATGTCTGATAGTGAACGACAACTTTTAGAGAATGATATAGCAGATCAACAACAGATAGTTGATGCAGCTAATGTAAATTTAGCTTCAGCTAGCGCTTTAGAAACGGAAATAGCTAATGCTCAAGAGATATTGACAAAAGGTAGCGCATAGGCTGAAGATCAATTAGTTACAGAATATACTACTTATGAGCAGTTACAAGATTTGGTCGCTAGAGGTTTGGTATCTGCTGAAAAAGCTGAAAAATCTTGGGCGGCTGCTGCTGCACGTTCCGCGCAAGTTCTTGGTATTAATAATGAAGAATTAGCTAGCTATGCTCACTATCTTGAAGTAAATAATCAATATCTTGAAGGTGAAGCTGAAAAATCTATGCAAGTAGCCTTGGCTTATGAGCGTATCGCTACTGGTCTTGGTGATTTAACTGATAATTTTGCAGATTATAAAGCTATTATGTCTTCTGCGGGTAGTGATACTGCTGAATACGCTGAAGCTATTACTAACATAGAAAAAGATTTACAAAATCTTTTTAATACTGATGAAGATATAGATCAAGATTTTATTACTAAGTATATGGATACCATTGAGAAAGCTGCTAATGGTAGCGCTGATGCATTAAGAGACTTACAAGCCGCTTATGCAGAAAGTGTTATGGCAGAACTTGACTTTACTGGTACTGAAATGGAAAGTGCTTGGGCAGAAATTTTACAAAATCTTGATCAAGAAACTTATAATCAAGGCTTCACTGTTGATTTTAATGTTGATACTGATAATGCTATTACAGAAATGTATAATGCTTTAGCAGCAGCAGGAGCAACTAGTGCTCAAATTCAAGAAATATTTAATAGTATTGGATGGGAACTTGAACCTATATATGAAGTATTTGACGCAGAGCAATTATATGGTCTTGAAGCATATCGAAGCCTTGTAGATACAAGTAAAGCAGATGGTACTTATAGTAATGCCGGTAATGGTCAAGTAAGTATTATTACAGGTTTTAAAAATGCTACTTATACTGGAGGTAGTAGTTCTGGTGTTACTAAAGCTGCTCAACAGAATAAAAAGGGTAGTAAATCTGGCGGCAAATCTTCTAAGAAAGAAGAAAAAGATGCTAAGGACGAGTTTGAGCGTTATTATAAAATCACGCGTCAAATTAAAGATCAGGAAGATGCCGTTAATCGTCTCTCTAAGGCTAAGGATAGAGCCTATGGTAAAGCTAAGCTAGAATACCTTGACCAAGAGACCGAAGCTCTTGAAAAGCAATTAGACCTTCAAAAGGAATATATTAAAGAAATTGAAGACTATTATCGTAGCGATAAGAGTAATCTAAAGGCTTTTGGAGCGACTTTTGATAGTAATGGTGTTTTAACTAACTATGAGTCTTTAATTCAGCAAGAACTTGATAAATAGAATGAAGCTGTAGAAGCTTATAACGAGAATCAAGATAAAGCTGCTATGGAGTCTGCTGAAAAGCGTTATCAGTATTTCCAAAAAACATTGAAACAGTATGATGAAACTAATCAGCTATATCAAAGTGAATTGGATAACCTTAGAGAGCTTCAAAATACGCTTTACGATAAGCAATTAGAAACCATTCAGACTAAGGTTGAGATGGATGTTGAAGTTAATGCCATGGAGCTTAACCAACTCGAATATCAACTTGACCGCATAGAGAAAAAGGCCTTTAGCACCGCTGAGGCTATAGCTAATATAGCTAAATCAATGGCCAATGTACAGCGTGACATAGATTCTTATCAGCAAGCCACCTTAGACATATTATCTAACCATGGTATTGGAAGTATATCTGAACTTAATGGTCTGTCCGATGATCAAATAGCGGGACTAGGATTCACTCAAGATGAAATTAAGGCTTTAATGGAGTATAATGACAACTTACTGTCCGACTTAGAAAAAGTCAATAATTATGAGGAACAAATACTCAATGGCCCATTGGAGTTGTTCAAAGAGTGGAACTCTGAATTTGATTATTTCGAAGATAGACTTAGCCATTATAGTTCTTTATTAAAGACTTATAAAGATATAGCACAGCTTATCTACTCTAATGCTTCTGGTCTTGACCAATCCTTTATGATGGGTGTTATGAATAATGCTTATCTGAATATGGTCAATGAAGTAGAGGGAGCTTACTCGGAGTTAGAAGCCAACCGGGCGGCACTCGTGCAAGCTAGGTCTCTTTACGAAGACGCTTTGGCTAATGGAGAAAATGACCAAAATCTTAAGATTTTACAAGATAATCTCCGTGAAATGGAAAAGGCTGTTGAAACTTCTGAAGATAACATGCTGTCTAAGACTCAAGAAGCTTTAAAGCAAGCTGAGGAAATGTTAAAACAGACTGTAGCAAATGCTAAAGAGTCTTTCTTAGACTTAGTTTCTGCTTCTGATTGGGATATGACTCAGTTTGATAGGTTAAAGACTTTAGATGACCAGTACCTCGATGACTATGAACAAATCTATGAGTTCTCGAAACTCACTAGAGATGTTAATAAGTCCTTACAAACTATTGATACGGTTAGAGGCCATGAGAGATTGAAAGAAATCTTAGAAGAAATGGCTGATATACAGGAAAGAGGTGCTGAAACTAGTCAGTACGAAGTTGATGCTCTTCGTAAGAAATATGAGCTTAGGTTGGCTGAGATTGCTCTTGAAGATCAACAAAATGCCAAATCTATGGTTCGTATGCAGAGAGATAATGAAGGTAACTGGAGTTACGTCTACACCGCAGATAATGATGCAGTAGATGATGCTAGACAGAAATATGAGGATAAGCTTTATGAATATCAAAAGTTAAATAGTGATTTCATTAAAGAACAGCAACAGAATTTCTTAAAACTTGAAAAAGAATATGCAGACCAGATGGAGAAAATAGCCACTGATGCTTCTTTAACTCAAGACCAAAAGGAAGAAAGATTACAAGAAACTCAAGCTTATTATCAACGCATGGCTGACATAATGACTGATCAACTCGGAATAGCCATCGACCGCAACTCTGAACTTTATACTAAGGATTGGACAGATTACGCTGCTATGACTGGTTACAAAATCAGTGAAGAAGGAAAGTATCAAACCGCTTTAAAATATACTTATTTTGAAGTATTGATGCCTGGACTTGAACAAGCTAGTGATTTGTTTGATATGTTTACTGAGGCTACTGTTGGTGAGGGAGGATACCTTCCTAGAATCGAACAAGGCTTAGATGATTTTAAAGTCAGACAAGACGAGGTACTTAACGCAGCCGGCACATCATTAGAGACTTATCGAGATGATGTTGTAGGAGCCATGGAAGATATAAGTGATGCTAGTACAACAGCCATAGATCAAATCGGTGAATCTGCCGAAAAGATGGAAGATACTTTTAGTGAGGTAGTTGACAAGGTTAGAGAATTAGATGATTATAATTTATCTGAGTTCCGTGGAGGTATAGAAGACCTTGTAGAGTCTGTAGGTAAATTGGTAGATAAGTTTAAGGACTTAAGTGATAGCGCTAGTCAAGCTTATCATGACATAGATAGTAGTGCTGGTAGTATTCCTGGATTTCCATCTACTCCCGACGAAGGTGGAGATGGATCTGGTGGTAGCAAACCTGGAGGACTCAGGGAAGAAGCTGCTCGTCTGGGTCTTTCCATGACTCAGTTAAGTAATCTCAAAAAGTGGTTAAATGTTCACTACGAGAATAAAAATACTGCTTCAGGTGGTAGGGTATGGGCAGAAATCTGTGGAGCAGCTTATTCCATACGTCATTACACAAAAGATGATACTAGTCTAATAACTTCTGAAGATGTGGTAAAACTTAGAGAATGGATTAAAGAAAATGAAGCATATAGTGGTACCGGCTCACTATATGACACATACACCTTTGATACTGGTGGCTACACAGGCGCCTGGGGCGCGGAGGGTCGTTTGGCTTTCTTACACCAAAAAGAATTAGTGCTGAACGCAGATGATACTAAAAATATGTTAAACATTGTACAACTTGTTAGAGATATAGTAGATACTAGAGCTGCTTCTACAGCGTTGCCTAATATTGCTAATAGCTTCTACCAGCCTGTTGGAGGAGCCAATAATCTTGAGCAAAATGTACATATCGAGGCTTCGTTCCCGAACGCCACCGACCATAATGAAATAGAGCTTGCTCTTACAAACTTAGTTAATCGTGCATCACAGTATGCCAATAGAAAATAAGATTTTGGGGAAGGATTTAATCCTTCCCCATTTTCTTTTTTGGTCAAAACTAAGTAACTAATATAGTTCTTTTTTTAATATTTATATAAGGAATAAATTTCGGAGAAAAAGGAGGAAATAAATATGAAAGTATTTATTCAGAAAGGAGGTTCCAAAATATGAGTGCTACAACTAAATTATACCCTCCTGTTTTACAAGACCAACTTAAAGCTGGTTATGATAATAACATAATAATTAACTTTAAGCACAATAGAGCTGTTGCTCTACCAACAGACCCAAATCAAAGTCTTTGGCTACAGCTTAAAGTCCGCACAATCCCTAACAACAAAGATCCTTTAGTAGGATACTATTATACAGACGTTAGGAGAGAAATTGGAGAAGCTACGATTAAAAACGGACAAACTACCTTTAGTTTACAAGATGATAGTTTTGCCAATTATCTTAATGTGGGACAATACTATAAAGTGCAAATTAGTTATTTAATTAGAGAGAGAGTAGGAGAAGATGAATACACTACGATACGGGATGGATATGTTAGCAACGTTGGAATAATGAAATATACCAATGAACCCACATTATCCATAGACCTGCCGCAGAACTCTAGTGTTCCTTTCCCCTACAATGTTGTTGGTAGATATGAACAAGTGCCTACTGACTATGGAGAAGGCGTTGTCACACCTGCTGATTATTCAGAAAAGGTTAATGCCTATCGTTTCGAAATTATTCGTATGTCTAGTGGATATCCTAGAATCTATGATTCTGGTTATATCTTACACGACAGCTCTACAGATGACAATGATTATAGTTCTTTTGATATTTTTAATTTTTATAAGGTTATAGATAGTAATATAAACTATAGAATTAGATATTCAGTAATCACTACTAATGGTATTGAGAAGTCTGTAGATAGTGAAACTATAACTTCTGTTCTGCCGACGGAGCAGGACTTGGGAGATAGCTTTTCTGCGCTTTTGGATTATGATAACGCTTATGTTGATATTGTTAGACCGGTGGTTGAAAGCGAGCATAGATTGTTAGTGCGCGAGAAGACTGAAGGTGGTGTTACTGTCAAAGAGGTTGTATATACCTTTAGCCCTAATGAAACAACCTTTAGAGATTTTACAGTAGAACAAGGAATTAGTTATAAGTATTATCTCTATTGGATGAAAGACGGAGATTGGTATAGCTCTAGAGGATATCAAGTAAATGCAGACTTTGAAGATATGTTCTTAACCGATGGCGGCGGCCGCCAGCTCAAGGTGCGCTTCAACCCCACGATTAATACAATACATGAAACGATCCTTGAGGCAAAAACTGATACCATTGGTGGCAAGTATCCTTTCTTCTCTCGCAATCAGAGTGTGCGCTATAGGGATTTCCAAATTGGCGGCTTAATTAGTTTGCAAATGGACGAACAGCACTTATTTAGTGATTTGTATAGTTTGCCGGAGCAACCTAGTCGTGAGCGCACTTAGACTGCGGCTGATGAAGACAATCAATACTTAGAAGAATTGCGCGAGCTTGGATATACTTCCTCACTTACTGATTATACGGCTCCTAACTATTACAGAGAGCGTAAGTTTAGAGAAGAAGTATTGGCTTGGTTAAATGATGGTCAATTTAAACTTTTCCGTTCTTCCTCGGAAGGAATATTATTAGTAAGACTTATGTCCGTTAATATGACCCCTTACAATGGCACCAGTAGATTGGTATATAGCTTTACGGCACAGGCTTATGAGGCCATGCCGCACGATATACCTGACTTAGTGCGTTTTGGTCTATTAAAGATAGAGTCTGAAGAGGAAGGTGAATAAGTATGAGTACAGTTAAAAAAGATCCCATGCTTAATATTGACTTTCTAAAAAAGCTTTTTGAGCAAAAAAAGATAAATAAATATGCTAGAGTAACTTCTCTAAGCATAGAAGAATATCCAATAGAAACAATAGAAGGTAGAGTGACCCAGGGGTCAGTGAATCTAGATGGAAGCTCGAGCGCCCGCCGCTCTTGCTCCTTGTCTATGGTTTCTGACCCAACACTTCGCCTAGAAGATGAACTTAATTGGGCTTTAAATACTAAAATCAGAATAGAGATTGGTCTAGAAAACTTCGTTGATGCAGATTATGATCCTGTTATATGGTTTAACATGGGTTTATATTGTATCACTAGTTTTTCTTTTTCTAAGTCTACTTCTGGTTGTACGATTTCTCTTCAAGCTAAAGATAAAATGTGTCTTATTAATGGAGACATTGGGGGAGAGATTTATGCGGCTGTTGACTTTGGAACAGAGTATATCGTAGATAAGCCTACAGGAAAAACTACGGTTCGACACATTCCTATCGAGGACATAATACGTGAAAGTGTAAATGAATAGGCTGGAGAACCTTATAGTAATATCGTGATTAATGATATACCTCAATTCGGAGCTTTTATGCTTGAATGGAGAGGAGAAGAACCTCTTTATATTTTAGTCAATGACGAAGACCCTGACCAGGGTAAAGAGTGCTTATTCGACCAAGAGGTGTATGATGTTGGTGGTAATAGAGTTTGGTTGCATGATTTCAAGATTGGACCTCCTGTAGAGGGAACTCATTACCATTATTATTGCCCTCTATCGAGTTTTGTAAATACACAAACCTGGGATGACTATGCTGAGTCTAAAGTAAAGCTTAGTTCTTCTGATACATCTTACTATTATGTTTGTAAAATTGAGAGTGGGCAAGTCGCTGGTTACGAAATGACTGATCTCACCTAGCCGCAAGAAAAGGAAGGTGATAATGCACTTTCTGTATCTGTTGGAGGTACTCTTACACAAATACTAGATAAAATAGTAGAGTTCTTAGGAGATTACGAATACTTTTATAATGAAAATGGACAATTTGTATTTCAAAAGAAAAGTAAAAGTATAGATAAAGCATGGAGTCCTGAGTATAAAACCGATACTACTGGATTAGGAGTTTCCTATGAGTTAGATGATTTAACTAAACCTGTTTGGAATTTTAGTGAAAATGAAATTGTGACTCAATATAATGTATCTCCTAAGTTGAATAATATTAAAAATGATTATTCCATTTGGGGTGCGCGAAAGTATAATGATGTAGAAGTTCCTATCCATCTTAGATATGCGATAGATGCTAAACCTTTATATTATAAAACCATAGGTATGAGCGGTACAGAAATCGCCGAATAGGTTGAAATGTATCCGGAATATGCCGATGCTTTTGAAAAGACTGATATCAATGGTAATACATATAAAGATAGAACCCAATATATTTATTATACAGAAGATTGCCCTACTAGTTGGTTTGAAGGTGATACTACTGAAGCCTTTAAAGTAGATTGGCGTGAAGTAATCTACCAAATGGCTAAAGATTATTTAAAATTTAAACACTTTGACCAATTTCATAGTTACTTAGCTATTGCTAATACGACTCAAAACAACTTAATACTTTATCCTAAAGGAATAACAGGATATGAACAGTATTATGTCGATTTAGAGGCTAACTGGCGTACACTTTAGGCGCCCAGAGGTCTTTACCAAGACAATGATCGTCAGCACTTAGAGCCTGTTGAAGATATAAGTTCTGACGACCCTGAAGTTGGATTTAACGACAATGAAATATAGGTTGATGAGCGTTGGCTTATGCTGAAAAGTAACGAGGGGGTAGCTCCTGATATACAAAATGAATATATAGGTTATGAGAAATTTCATAAGGTTTATAACCCATGTTACAACGGAGAATATTATGAAGTACAAGAGCATAAGTCTTATCCTTGTTTCTTAACCGATCCTGATAATTTGAGTTTGGATTTATACTTAAATTATGATAATAGTGTTATGCCTGATGATCCCTCTGAGACAATTCCTTTAAAGAATAGTTTAAGTTGCTGGTCTAGTGAGGCAGTAGGAAGCACTAATCGTTTAAGAGACCCCATTTACTATTTAATGGGCGGTGAAATGGCTCATGCTTATAACACCTTAATTTTAGCTAACGATAGTAGCGGGACCTCCCTGCCGCAGTTTAACGGCAAAGGAATGGGAATTTACTGCGATAACAGAACTACACAAAGCGATGATGCTATAGAACTTATGACCTTGCAAGCTAGTTCCATGGGCGCCGAAGCGAGAACTGAGTACCTGTCTTTTTTATCTATTCCTTTTGGAGTTAATGTAAAAGACGCGGTAGGCTTAGAAGCCTTGGGAGTATTTAATGTATTTAGAACTAATAGATATAACTTAATTTTACCAGTTATTTCTGTACCTTCTAAAGCTTATCTAGAAGCCCAGGAGGTAGATTCTTTGGTAATAAGTTCAAGTAATATCTCTGACGACTTTGGTTTTTATAATATATATTCTTTGACCGAAGACGCTACTCCAACGTATGATTCTACAAAAACCTATATGGCTGGAGATCATTGTAAATACAACAGTCATTATTAGATTTGTATTGCTACTACTTCTGGAGATTTTGATTCTAATGCATGGGTAGTGGATGATCCCTCGGGCGATTACAAAGGTGCTAAAATAGAACAGGTTCAGTAGTTCATATACGGCAGCGCTGATGGTCATGATAGAGTGTTGTTTAGGGTCAATACTCCTACCATAGATGGCTTAACTTATTATAGAGATGAGAAAAATAGCCAATAGGGAAAAACTGGTTATGTGTAGAAGTTAGGCGTAGGATATTAGAATAATGATAGCAAAGAAAATAATCTATATTTTATTTCTAGAGTAACGGCTTTATCAGTATTTGAAAAATCCGGAGCTTCTAAGACTTTTAGATTCTCTGTTATCAATTCTTCTACATCTAAAATGGTTAATTTAATCAGTTATAACAATCTTGATTATACTGAAAATGACTTACAGATTTATAAGTATAATGGCGGAGTTAATTCTTGCTGCCGCCGCTGGAGATTGTATAACACAGAACCAAACTACTACTTAAGACCTATTTACAAAGATGGTAACTATTATCCTTTTTCTACTACCTTTGATGGGTACTCTTGGAAGAATAAAGGTATATACTTTAAGTAGGGGGATGACCGAGTGAGAGAAAACCTCTTACCGAACTTTTCTTTCCTTAAAGTCAATTCTTACACAGGAAAACCTATTTTGATAGGTAGTAATTTAACAGATAGTTTTAAGTATCAAGTTTCTGAAGAAAAAATTAACTATTTACAAGAAAGAATCATATATTTCTTTGAAGATAGCTCTGCTGACGAGACTTAGAAATATTGGAATGTTGACTTGCTGCGCAATCCTGAGAAATTAACCTTTTGGTTTGATTTCTTAGAAAGCTCTGAGAAGAGTGAAATAGCGAATTACGGAGTCGACAAGATTATGGACAGGTCTAAGGCAACCCAAGAGGATAAAGCTAGTTCAATAGACTTTAGAGATAGCTTAAATATAATGTATCGTTTTGTTGGCGTTGATAAAATTACCGAAGAGATTTACGATAGATTGGAACCTAAGGTAAAAGAAGCGCAATATCCTGTGTTTAGAGTCCCTTACGAAATGAAAGATTGTTTTGTTGTTAGTAGTAAGTATAAGAGTTGTAAAGATGTATTAGATGAATGGCTTTATAGATATACTTAGGCTAATGAGACGATAGCAATTTCAGCTATTCCTATTTATTTCTTGCAGCCTAATGATAGAATCCTAACGGCTGACGGAGAGTATATAATTAATTCTGTATCTTTCCCATTGGCTTACAATGGTACTATGAACATTAATGCTACAAGAGCTATAGATAAACTATACTAAGGAGGTAAAAGAATGATTCTAAAGTTTAAAAAGCAAAAAGAAGATGAAAATTCATTCGGATATAATTTATCTCCTGATTATGAGAATGTCACAAAACCTCGTATATTGACGAGTATGGGTGAAATTAAAAATATAGAGATGCGGCCGGAGGTCAGAGGGAGCGGAGACCCCTCTGACTTACCTCCGTATGTTATCTTTAAGCGCGGGACTCCCGAGGCCTACGCGCGCCTCTCCTCACATGATGAAGATACTTTATATTTTGTATCCGAAGAAGGTGAGGATACGGGAGATCTGTACTTAGGAGACGTCTTAATCTCTAGTCGTGTAACCATTGAATCTGAGCTTTCCCCTACGAGTACCAACCCAGTAGAGAGCAGAGCAATTTATCAAGAGCTGGCTAAAAAAGGTAGTATTTTTGGAGATACGACCGCCGGTTGGAACGCTCGTCAAACTATGGTTTCTCAAAAAGATGTTTTGTATGTTTGGACAGACTATAAAAAAGATGAGAATGGTAATTATATCTCCGGTTTTAAGTTTGGAGATGGAGTAACTAGAGTTTTAGATTTACCTTTTTCTGATAAATTGTTATACGAACATTTGGATGATATGGAAAGACATATAACCCAACAGGAAAGAGAATTTTGGAATAACAAAGTTAGATGTTATATGTCTGAAGTCAAAGATGACAATCTTATTTTTACTATAAATTGAAAGGAGAAAAATAATGGCAAATGTAACTTGGACTTATACTCCTACAATAACTACTGTCACTTTGCCCGATGGTACTTTATATTACTTAAAGGACAAAGAGGCAAGGGAGTATATAGAAGACATTTATGATAAAATTACCACAGCTACACATTGGCTTGGCGTGACTACGACTTCATTATATGACGGCGCCACTACCAATCCTATTACTATTGGAGGAGAAAGTGTAACTGCTGTTTCTGGAGATATTGCGCAGATTAGCGGTTCAGAGTTTATTTTTAATGGTACTGCTTGGCAAGAGTTAGGTACAAGTGTTGGAACTCTTAAAGCCTTTGCTTAGGTGGATAAAGGTAAGGTAACTGTTGCACCTAAAATTAAGGGTACTCCTGATGTGGTATTAGGTGCAGACACTACATTTACGGCCGGAACTTCTAGTGTTACTTTCGGGACTCCTACTACTGCTACAGTATTAAAGAGTGATGTTACCGCGACTGTTCCAAAGCCTTCTGCTACTACTAAGTATCTATCTGCTACGGCATCCGGAACAGAAGTGAACGCACCAACAGCGGCAGCAATTACAGGGTTAGGAACTCCTACTACTAAGAAATTAGCTACTACTACTGTACCTAATGTTACCAGTGGAGGCACAGCAGCTTCATGGAGCGCGACTGTAGCTAATGAAAATTTAACTTTCAACTGGGCAACCAATGTACCTGCTACTTTGGGTACTGCTATAACTGTGGCTACTGGTAGTCTCGGAACTAGTGGTAGTGGAGGTAGTGTGGTTACAGGTTATGGTACACCTTCTACCGCTAATTTTGTAACAGGAGTTACAGTATCTGCTGAGCCTGAGGTTAGTTTAACCGCTGGTACAACAACTAGCACTGGAGCTGTTCCTTATGTTAGTGCTTTAGGAACTAGTGGTACTAATGCAGTTACTTTTGCTACTTCTGGTCATACGGCTTCTGCAATCACTGATTTGCCTACCGCAACTGCGGCCGCGCAAACTATTACTGTAGGTACTAATGATAAAGTTACAGTAGTTAAAAATTTGGGTAGCTCCTCTGCTACAAATACTTACACGGGTGTAGAAGAAACTTATGAAGTTAATCCTAAGCCTTCGACTTAATTGAGGGGGTGAGAGAAAATGGCGGATATTTCTAAAGTTACTTTACCTAACGA